AGAATTAATAAGTCCCGATGGGGTAATAAGGCAGCGAAAAAGATGGCTCCTGGCAGGATTTGAGATTGCACCACGAAGTGTGGAGATAGAAAATTGAGCCATCTTGAGTAATATATCCAAATAGGAGCAGGGAGGGTTGTCCTCCCTGCTCTATTCCAAACTACGCCGTTGCGGCGGCGGTGAGTCCTGAGATGACCGCGCCCGTCGACGGGGTGGTGGGTTCCCAGTATTGATACGCGAATTCTACCGTGTACTCTTCAATGACGCCATCATTGCTCCAGTCCAACGGAATTGCCGCCATTGTGACGGGGAACAGTCCCACAAACTTAAACGCCTTGATGGGAACACCAGTCTTGGTAAACTGATTTACGATAGCATCACCCTGATACTGAAGTTCGGTCGGACCCGCGAGACGCACGTTTGCTTCTCGCGCATTGATTTTGTTCATCCAATCTTCAATCGCGGTACGCACCCGGAAGTTCTCGTCGTTTAATACCGTGACACTAAGATTCCCGTAGGTTCGCTGGCCGGCGAATTTAATTTCCCGGCCTGCAAACTTTTGAACAATCGGCGTAATTGTTGACCCCGGAATTTCCGATACCCGCACATGGAACGGGACGGCGTTTAATCCAGCAACAATGCCTTGTTTGTTGATTTCCATTTGGAATAGGGACGCACGAGCGCCCCCATCAACAAGACTTGCTTTGAATAATTCGAGATTTAACGGCATGTTAGTTTCCTCTTCCTCTATTTAGTCGATGCGATTTACCGTTATTGGAGATTCGTAATTACTTCGTTGAACGCGACATCGGAACGAACCGCGACGATATTCAACTGGATGTAGTTAATTGAACGAATCGGCTTCACATAGATGTCCCCACGGAACTCGTTGCGGTCAACCGCATCCGGCGGGTTGTTCGTCGAGTCGCAGACTACCACGAAGTCCGAGATTCCGCGACGACCCTTCACCTGACGAAGATACGGTTCCACCAAGTTCACGAAAGTGTTCCGCGAGAATTCGTCGTTCTGCTCGAACAGCAACTGCTTTGCAGCGCCGTCGATGACCTGCTGGAGATTAATAAACAGTCGACGCACGTTGATGCGGTCAAACGCACTCGGCCTTGTCAACAGGGTCTTATCTCCAAACAGCACCGTGCCTTGACCGGGGAACGTTACTACCGGGTTGACACCCTTGGTATACAAACTGTCCCGGTCTGCTTGCGACGGATTCCACGCGAGCTTGATAACGTTCTTAATCTGACCGCGTGTTAAGCCTGCGGGGCTGAACCACGGATCCGCTGTCTGATCCGTCCGAACCGCACAACCCGCCACGTCGCCGTTTAACGGCACATACCGATACACGTCGTTGTACTTGTCGTACTGGTACTTCCAGCCGCTATCCAAGACCGCGTAGCTCGTGGACGGCAACCCTGCACGGAATCCGATAACGTCCGTCACCTCATTACCCGGCGTGTTGTTCACCACATCCGTGTATTCAGGCGATAGGAACGCCATGACGAAGTTCTTGACCCCCACGATGTTGCTCAAGAGATGCGTTGCGACTGTGGTGTTTGCCGGCCCACCGAGCAGGAAGGAGATTTCTACCTGCTCCGGTAAGAACAGGTCGTAACCCCGAATGACATCCGCGTCAGCCACTGCGGTACCATCCACACCACCGAATAAGCTATTCCGCTCAATCGTGTTTAAGTTATTGAACGTCCGACCGGAAGCCGTCTCGCCCCAGCCACTCGCCGATGCGGGATGACTCATCCACCAGATATACGGCGATTGACGATTAATCACTTCCTTGTAGTAGTTGGATGTCCCGGTTTCGGTCTTCGCATCGCGAGCTTTGCTCACGAACGGATAGATTTCCAATACCGTATTTGCGGTACCGCTAATCAAACCATCCGTATCAATGACTACCGCGTGGAGTTCATCATTCGCTCCACCGGCGCGGGATGCGAACGATGACGTTCCCGGCGCTGCACTGAACAAGGACGCATAGGCCCACTTACGAGAGAACGATGCGCCGCTTAAGGTTCCGCTAAACGCACTGTTCACCGTGATGGTGCTGGAGTTTACTGCGGTCACTCGACGGTCTTGTGAGTTTGCCGTAATAATATCACCCACCGTCAGCGTATCGGTTACGTTATTGGAAACCGTAACGTTAACACCCGAGGTTACCGTCAAGTTTGCGGTGGCTTGTGCATACGACAACGAGAAGGCGTTCACGCCCCCGCACAATTCCACGCGCAAGCTGTTTCCTAATGCTCCGACATACTTTGCAGACCACGGTCCGGTAGTTGCGGTAGTACCATTCGAGAACGTGGCTTCGTAATGGTCGTCGTTCTTGACATACGCACCGAACTTATACGCATTTGCAGTGGTGACGGCTGCTGACGGAATAGCAGTCAATGTAAACGTTGTTCCATTGGTAACGCTTGCAGCAGTCACGCGCACATTTCCACTAACCCCGTTTGCAATGTTTAATGTCGCCCCCGCAAACAGTAACGCCGATGCATCTGCGGAAGACGTCATGGTCGTTGATGTGGTATTAATGGTGAATCGAATGGTGTCGCTCAACACGGTAGAGCTGGCATTTGAAGATGCCGCCAACGCTTTCGTTGCATCAACCACACGCACCACCCGCAGAGTGTTGCTATAGGCTAAGAAATTTGCGCCCGTGAAGAAATAGTTTGCGGTTTGAGCGTCCGGCTTTCCAAACATCCGAACTAACTCGTCTTCAGAGCCGACGGTCAAAACCTGCTCAACCGGCCCCCACGAAAATGGACCCGCAATAGCCCCTGCGGGCGGTGCGGCTTGAGCAATTGCTAAGGTATTGTCGACTTCTGTAATTCTCACGCCAGGACTAACTTGCGTTGCCATAGGGTTCTCCTCGGTTTCTCGCATTAACTGTGTGGCCGCCCGATGCGCCCAGTAAACTCTGTGGTATATTTAGGAAGCCCTAACGCTTGACAAGTTTTTCAAATTTTCCTTTCAGTCATCCTCACGCTCATACACTCGCGGCAATAATATCAAGCGGCACATGTCCATTTTCATATGTAATCTGATACTTGGGATTAATTGCGCGAATCTTGTCAAGTACTGCCGATTCAGTTACTTCCCGTCCCCAATGATGAGACTCATTCCCGAATAACCGACGATCATCAATTAACAGTGTATGGGTCTTTGTCTCTTGTTGAGCAATTACATCCAGTTCGTGTAATAACGGGCACCGATATTGCCCTTCTGGCCCGCCATCCCAATGTCCATCTAACCAAAACGTAATCGGTTCCTGAATCGTGGGTAATAGAGTTTGTAATACTTGAAAGCTGTCGCCGTGTAAGATATGGACTCGTTCCCCATAATCAAGAAATTGTGCGGTATTGCGAAGCACAACTTCAAGATTAATATCAATCGAATAGATACGCTCAAACCCACAATCTAACGCTAACCGCACTCCGTCACCATTTAAGGTGCCAGTTTCGATAAAGACAGGATTGGAATATTTTAATAAAACTTCCGCACTCAAAGTTGATGCCATATACAATTCATCCTCTATTAATATTTAGGTCTACGCATTTTGATTGGTCTGGTGCTGAGACACAATCCACTCATAGGTCAACCGAATCCCGTCTTGCAACGGGAAGTTTGGCGCCCATCCAAGTTTCTCTGCAATTACCGTATTATCAGATGTACGACCCCGCACACCTAACGGTCCGGTAATATGTCGAACCGCAACTTCTTTCTGTGCGACGGTCGCAGCAATCTCGACCAGTCGATTAATCGTAACCATTTCATCCGACCCGATATTGACCGGCCCAGAAAAATCGGATACCATAAATCGCCGAGTCGCTTCAATACATTCGTCGATGTATAAGAACGACCGGGTTTGATTGCCGTCACCCCAGATTTCCACTACACCGTCAGATTCCGCAACCTTCCGACAAATTGCGGCAGGAGCTTTTTCTTTCCCTCCGCATCACGTACCTTCAGGGCCGTAGATATTATGATACCGAGCGACCCGTACCGCGAGATTATAATTGCGAGCATACGAGAAATACAGCCGTTCTGAAAAGAGCTTCTCCCACCCATACTCGCTGTCGGGATTTGCAGGATATGCGGAGCTTTCTTCACAGTGGGGATTGTCAGGGTCAAGTTGATTATGTTCTGGGTAAATACACGCGGAACTCGAATAGAAAATCTTTGGATACGCTTTTTGCGGATGGGAAACAATTGAACTCAGGACATTTAAATTAATCGTCGCGGAATTGTGCATGATGTCTGCATCATGGGTTCCGGTAAAGATATATCCCGCACCCCCCATATCTGCGGCAAACTGATACACTTCATCAAACGCCGCAGGGATGAGTCCCGCGTTTCTACATTGCTCGGGAGAATCTTTGGTGATAATCCGACGAACAAATTGAACGTCACGCAAATCTCCCACCACAAATTCATCTGCGGCCGTTGGAGAAAACTCGGGATGTTTCAAATCGACACCACGCACCCAATAGTTTTCTGCCTTCAGTCGCTTCACCATATGCGACCCGATAAAGCCACCCGCTCCCAAGACCAACGCAGTTTTTTGCATAATTCTGTCTCCCGGTTTCAACCCTATTAAAATCCCCGCTTCTGTCGACGCTCGTAGGGATAATCATTCGTACGTAAATAAAAATCTAACGGTGCTTTATATTCTTGATTTTTTACCGTATGGTCTAACCAGAGGAATTCCTGCACCACTTGTGGATCCAAATACGGGTATCGAGTTTCAATGCCGTATGAACCCGCAACATACTCTTCCTTCGCAAGATACGAAATCATCGTGCTGTCGTAGAACGATGCCCACGGAAAGATGGTTTCCAGTTGTTCTGGGAAGCGTCCCCCGAAATTACTATGGGGAAAAATTTTCTGACCGTTGAATCCATAATCAGAAAAAATTTCATCCGCCCCGGAACCCGAGAGATAGATTTTGAGATGTTGTTCTCTCGCTTGATGACATACTAACGATAACCCACACGAGCCGTTATCATCTTGCAGTCGTCGGTCGAACTCGTTATATCCACTACTGGAAGAATAGATGCGATATTTAAATTCTTCAACGTGCGTATTGATATAATCTCGGTGCGCCCAACGGGTATCGGTAAGAAACTGAATTGAAGATTCAGGGTGAATCTTTGCGGCACGTGCCATCATCACGGATTCGTTTTCATTCCCAACCACAGAAAACGCGGTATATGGGACGCGCTGCTTATTCAGTTCGCACGAAATCGCACCACTATCATAGCCGCTGGATAATCCGATGAACATACGTTCACGAAGAGATTCCGTGCGTTTCCGGATGGACGCTTCAAACGCTCGCACCCAATCGTCGCAATGCCTCTTATATTGCGTCAGGTCAAACGCATAAACCGCTCGTGTTTCTACCAACTCATAGGTGTCTAGCGAATACACGAGAATCTGATTCGCGGGAATCTTATACGGCGACTCAAACCCGAGACGCGTCAAGCACGATTCGTAGGTCGCGAATCCAACGGTTCCTTCTAATGCCGCCCATAACGGTTTCGTGGCAAACACATCCGTGGATATAATCAATCGTCTTGCGGCAAAATCAATCA